TTTGTGGCAATTGGAGAGGCGCTATGACGCTGCGTTACGAATGGATCGACCGACACCGCGAGCCCAAATGTGCTCCCAATCCGAAGTGGCCGAACGGCAAGCCGCTCGACGCATCGGAAGGATTCACTGAGAAATGCAGCATAGACCTGCCGTACCCAGCGAAACGCTGCGGCATTTACATGATCGCCTGCGATAAGTGCGGCCATAAGATCGGTATCACGACGGCAGGCAGGCCAGATGATCCGACCAAGATCACGCTGCCGTGCTATGTCGATATGGGTATGATGTACGGCACGGCTGTTTTCAATGACGACGGAAAAGTAGGAGTTCTGAAATGAGCGGCGGCGCAGCAGCGGAAATGCCACGGTATCGGTGCCACAAGGAAGTCTGGGCGTTGCATATTTTGCACGTCATCGGCGACGTGTTGGAATTTCACGATCAGGGATATGCGCCACTGCAGGTTGGATCTGAGTTCATTCACAAGCACAACCCGCAGCCCGGTGGATACTATGTGGTATACGCCGACGGCTATAAGTCATACTCACCGGCCAAAGCGTTCGAGGAAGGGTATACGAGGATCTGATGAAGCTCTGCATCTGCTGCAAATATTTTTACCAATTGGCTCCAGGCGCTGAAGGCGACCCACCGAAAGGGCGGTGCGAGCGCCCACTGTCGGAAACGTGGACGAGTTATGTCGACGGGGAATCCTATTATCAGAAATGTTACGACGATGCCCAGGCACAACGGTCGCGCACAGTTGGTGACGCCTGCGGTCCGGAGGCTAAGTATTATCAGACAGCAATGGTTACGACGACGATGGAAAACGGAGACAAATTCTCGTTCGATCCGCGCGGAAAGTTTGGAGGGTGAAGTGAGCAACGGGGTGCCATTCTGGCGCGTCAGCGTAAAGACCGGAGACGGCGATGACGACATTCGCGACTGGAGCCATGAAATCCGCGGTGGCCCTGTCGTCCCTGCTGGCGTCACATGCGAATGTTTGACGCAAGAAACGGCGGATCAATTCGTCGAGTTTCTGAATTCAGTGTGGGCACCGCGCGCATGATCCCCTCGCACCCCGACGCCGACGATCAATCCGACAAAGACGCGGTATTCGTCGAACAGTACCGGTTGACCGGCGACGCCGTGCAGGCGTGCATCCGGGCCGGCATCCGCGACGCGCGTTATCCGATCACGGTGGTGGCCAACAGGCAGTTGCAGAAGCCGGAGATTGTCGCCGCGTTGAAGGCGCTGGAACGGATTGCGACGAGCATGCAGCCGTTGGAAATCACGCGAGACAGCATCATCGCGGATTTTCAGGAGATATACGAAAAGGCATTGCAGGACGGCCAGTATGCCAGCTCGGTTTCCGCGAAAAAAGCACAAGCCCTCGTCATGGGATTCCTCACGACCAATATAAATATCACTCACGGATTTCGCGCGGATCTGATGACGGACGATCAGCTAATGCGTATTGCCAACGGTGGCAATGCCAAGGATATCAGCAAGGATGTTATCGAGGTGGAGGATGAGGGATGAGTTTTGTAAGCATGTTTTGCCGCGAGGTATCGTACACGCTTGAGGATCAGTACAGCGCGCGCAAGAAGATACTGAACGCGCGCGCCAGCGGGCCGTGCCAGTTCTTGGAAATGTCGGACGCGGAAATGGCGGCGTTGAGGGATGCGACTCGCCGTGGGGAAATGTGGGCTCTTTCCGGTCAGGAGGAAAGCATGGGAGACGTGTCGCCAGAGTATTTCAAGCAAATGGCCGACAGGTTCCGTGGACGCGGCGAGACAATGACGGCATCATGGATCGATCACGTTGCGCTATACGTGATCATGCTCAACAAGAGGATCGATGAAAAATGTGCAAAGATCAACGATCTTCAGGATTTAATTACGTCTATGGCGCGAGATAAAAATGATTAGCCGCCGTAAACTGCTGACCGGGTTGATCGCGGCGCCAACCGTCGTGCGCGCTGGGCTGATCATGCCGGTGATATCTGAGCCCTACAGGTGGTTAGATGTAAGGGCAACCGACGACGTCGTGCTGCGTTATCTAATGAATCAGCATGAAATACTGATTTCACAACGCGCGACCAAAATCGGCACGTTTCCGGGGATAAAATTTGTTCGCCCGGAGCGCGAGGTATTCGCATGAACCACGTCGACGCCGCCCGCTGGCACACCAGCAAACGCCTGTGGCAACGCTTCGGGCTCGCGATGGGCATTCCGGACCTGAAAAAGCTGGAGGCCGAAATCGTCGCCGGACGTGCGCAATGGCTGGCCGATCAACGTAAGAACATGCGATCCGTGTATAAACTGCGCGTGCATCGCGACGACAGGACGCGTGAGATTGTGGCCGTTTTCGATGTTCATTTGTGGGCCGTGGTCACGGTTCTGCCGTCTGAGGCTTGGATTGGGAGAAGGAAGCGGAGATGAGAAATATACCGGTAAGCGCCGCAAAAGACGTGGCCAAGAAATACGGCTACGATCAAGTTATGATATATGCGCGTAAAGTTGGGAACGACGGCGGCGAGCACATGACGACATACGGCGTAAACAAAGAACACTGCGCTGCTATTGGGAAAATTGGGAACTACCTGAAGCATAAAATCATGAAGTGGCCAGAAGAATGAAAATCGCCGTTTACAGCATCGCGCTCAATGAGATGCGCCATTTGGAGCGGTGGCTTGCTTCGGCAGAGGATGCAGACTGCATCTACATCGCCGACACTGGCAGCACAGACGGTACAGAATATGCCGCGCGGCAGTACGAAATCATAGCCCGCGCAATGCCAAACTTCAGCGGTGACCTGTGCTCGACGGACATCCACATCTCCCCCTGGCGCTTCGACCACGCCCGCAACGCGGCCCTCGCTCTCTTACCCGCCGACATCAACCTCTGCATCACGCTCGACCTCGATGAAATTCTGGTTCCCGGCTGGCGTGAGATCGTCGAATCCGTCTGGACGCCGGAAGCCACGCGTCTGCGCTATAACTACGTCTGGAACTGGAACGCCGACGGTACGCCGAACGTACAATTCCAGGCCGACCGCGCGCACCACCGCAACGGCTATCAATGGAAGGGCGCAGTCCATGAAACGATCTGCCCATCCGGCACGGAACATATCGTCACGACCACGCAAACGCTGATCCACCATCACGCGGACGACAGCAAGCCGCGCAGTTCGTATCTGCCGCTGCTGGAACTGTCTGTGCGTGAAAATCCCATGGACGACCGGGCATCCCATTATCTCGGGCGCGAATATATGTTCGCCGGCCGACCGTCGGAAGGCATCGCGGAACTGCAGCGCCACCTGACACTGCCGACCGCGAAATGGAACGAGGAACGGGCGGCCAGTATGCGGTTTCTCGGGCGCATGACCGGCGATGAAGGCTGGTATCTGGGCGCCGTATCGGAAGCGCCGATGAGCCGCGATGCGTGGTACGAACTGGCGCAGTTCCGCCTGAAGCGAAACGATTGGATCGGCGCATTGCAGGCGGCGACGCGGGCGTTGTCGATCACGGAACGGCCGGGGCACTATCTGGTCACGGCCGAAGCATGGGGCTATGGTCCTTACGATATCGCGAGCGTCGCGGCGTGGCATATGGGATTGAAGGACGTGGCGCGCGGGTATTGGGAGAAGGCCGTTGAGATGGCGCCGAATGATGCGCGGATTGTGAAGAATGGGGAGTGGATGCGCGCGTGACCGCCATCCTGAAACCGCCCACCCCGGAGGAAGCCGCGCAGGAGCTGATGCGCCGCCGGGCAGCGCGCGGGAGTCTGTATGAGTTTCTGCAGCAGGCATGGCCGCAGTGGGAAGGCGCACGGCCGTTCATAGGGGGCTGGGCGATCGGTGCTATTGCCGAGCACGTCCAGGCCGTCGTCGAGGGGCAGATCCGCGATCTGCTGATTAACCAGCCGCCAAGAACCTCGAAGCCTGTGTGGGAAGAGGAATGGGTTCAAGAAAAAAATCGCGGGCGAATCAAATTGAAAGACGTGCAAGTTGGCGACCATGTGCTTACGCACAAAGGGAGATTTTGTCGCGTTTCTGAAGTGCACCAGCAGGGCATTAAGCCGCTCCTGAAGATAGGCACATTTTATGGCCGTCACGTCAAGGCCGCGCCCGACCACCCGTTCTATACGCCAAACGGTTGGATTGAAGCGCAGAATTTGACATTGCAAGATTTGGTTGGCGTAGTCCATCCGATAGAGGATTCCGGCACAGAAGAACTGACCGCTGAAGCCGCGAGGTGGCTTGGGTATATGATCGGCGACGGTAGCTGCACCGGAACGCAGAAGGGGTTTACTAACGGGGACGAAGCTGTTTTGGCAGATTTTGAACATTGCTCAAGGGATCTGGGTTTTTTCACGACACGCAGTAAAAAAGCGTTCTGCAATGCAGAGCATATACGCGTTAAAGCACACCCAAAGAGATGGACAGGTAAGGGAAAAATTGAATCACCATTAACCGCGTTCATGAAAAAACACGGCATCTATGGAAAAAGCAGCTACGAAAAAAATGTGCCGCCGGCAGTATTGGCCTCGTCTGATAAAATCATAGGGGAGTTCATCGGCGCTTACTGGTCGTGCGATGGACATGTGGCGAAGCGTCCGTATTCACGAAATGGGGCAATCCGCCGTGATTTTGCAATTGGCTGCAACAGCGTAAACCGCGACCTGTTGGTTGGTATTCAACATTTGATGACCAGACTTGGCATCAGCACATATCTTAGAAAAAAGACGGCAAAAATAAAGACCAAGCGGCAGAACAGTGACGTATATGTATCTTATGGATTGTTCACTGGGTCGTTTGACGAAGTTGGTAAGTTTGCCGCGCGTGTGCCAATGGTGCATACAAAGCGATTTAATAATTTATCCGGCGTGCGGCGCGATGATTTTGACCGCGTGCTAACGTCAGATCCGGTAGTGTCCATTGAGCCTGCCGGCGAAGGTGCTTGTCGATGCCTGACGGTTGAATGTGACGGCAGCTTCACTGTAAATGATATCGCTGTTCACAATAGCTCCTTGGTATCCGTGGCCCTCGTACCGTGGGCATGGATCGATCACCCGCAGCTACAGTTCATGTATGTCAGCTATTCCGACAAACTCTCCGGCCGCGATCACGTTCGGTCGCGTCGCGTGCTGGAATCCGAATGGTATCAGCGTAGGTGGGGGTCGGCGTTCACGCTGGCGCTCGATCAGAACACGAAGGTACGGTTCGACAATACGGCCGGCGGCTATCGCGTCACGTCGTCGATTACCGGCACGGTTACGGGGGAAGGCGCGGATATTTTCTGCCTGCCGGGCGAGACATGGATTGCTACTTCTGGCGGCCCTATGATGATTGCCAGCATTGTAGACGAAAAAAGGGATGTACAGGTTTGGGCATTCAATCACGCATCTGGTAAGCGTGAGCTTTCAAAAATTGAAGCGTTTCACAAAAACACGGCTTCGGCCATGACCAGCTTAAGGATAAAATCCGGCGAAAAGTCATGGCCATTGCGCCTAACGCCAAATCATTCAATTTGGGCGCCGGACAAAAATAGGTACGTCGCCGCTGATGATATTTCTGTGGGTGACAAAGTCCAGACTATTTCGGGCGGCGGCACCGTTGTGTTTAAGTTAAATGGCCGCAATATAATTCCAGAGGACGTTTACAATATCAGTGTAGTTGGGAACCGGAATTATTATGCCGAAGGCACCCTAGTCCACAACTGTCTTGACGATCCCAACTCGGCCTCCGACGTCAGCGAAGCCGGGCTCGATGTCGTGCAGCACTTCTGGGAAGATGTCATGCCGACGCGCCTGAACGACTTCCGGACCGGTCGCCGCATTGTCGTCCAGCAGCGCATTCACGAAAAGGATCTGAGCGGCATCATCACGTCGGCCAAGGATAACGGCTGGGTGCATCTGCGGTTGCCAATGGAATTCGAGCCGGGCAGCAAATGCGTGACCGTCGTGCTGCCGTCGACCAACGGCAAAAAATGGCGTGATCCGCGCAAGGAAGAAAACGATCTGCTATGGCCCGAGCGCGTCGGTCGACCGGAACTCGACCGGCTGAAACGAGAACTCCGCACCGAATACAACATATCCGGCCAACTCCAGCAGCGCCCGGCGCCCGGCGAAGGCGGCATTATCAAACGGAAATGGTTCCGGCTGTGGACGCAGGAAGCGACGCCGAAACTGGATTACATCATCCAATCATGGGATACCGCGCTGTCGGAAAAGAAGGAGGCGGCGTTCAACGCCTGCACGACATGGGGCGTGTTCAAGGACCAGCACGAACTGCCAAATATGATCCTTCTGGCGGCGTGGCGCAAGCGGTGCGAATACAACGAGCTCCGCGAGCACGCCAAGCGCCTGTCGAAAAACTACCTGGACGACGGCGATCTGGACAAACCACCGAAGCCTGCCAAGCGCGCGCTGAAGCCGGATATGATCCTGGTGGAAGATAAGACGACGGGCAAAATCCTCATCCGCGACCTGCAGCGGGCGGGCGTCACGGTGTCGGGGTTCAATCCGGATCGGTACGGCGACAAGACGCAGCGCGTGCGGTTCACGACGCCGACGCTGGAAAGCGGCCATATCTGGGTGCCGGGGCTGCCGCCTGATTTCACGCGCCCGCGGCATTTTGCGGACGTGGCGCTGTCGCAGTTCGCGAGTTTTCCGAAGGGCGCCAGCCGAGATTTGGTGGATACCATGACACAGGCTATTATCAGGGCGCAGGAATCCGGCTGGGTGTGGCGATCGGACGATGCCAATGTGCCGCCGCCGGATGAGGTGCGCGATATACCGGAGGCTATTTACGGATGAGAATCGAAACCATCGGGGACGCCACGCTGTATCTGGGCGATTGTCTCGACATCCTGCCGACCTTGGGCAAGGTGGATGCGGTGGTTACTGATCCGCCTTATGGGGTGGGTTTTACTGGCAAGACCGAAAACGATGGCCGCAAGAATCGCGGCGGGTATGAGTCTTTTGATGATAACGACCCGGATTATATCATAAGGCGCGTCGAGGCCGCGATTGGAATTGCTGATCGCGCGGCAATCACACCAGGGTCGCGCATCTTGCCTAAATATCCAGAGTGGCAGGATATGGGCGTGTTTTTCATTCCTGGCGGTGTTGGTCTTGGTCGCTGGGGGTTTTGTTGCTCACACCCCATCCTTTATTACGGAACGCGGCCAAAGCGCCCGGGCATGTGGCCGACATCTTTCTATGACGCAAAGCCAATGCCGAGTGATTTTGGACACCCGACCGCAAAGCCCATCGAGTGGATGCAGCGGCTTGTTAGCATTTCCAGCTTGCCGGATCATTTGATCCTCGACCCTTTCATGGGCAGCGGCACCACAGGCGTAGCGTGTGCCAACCTTGGCCGTAAGTTCATCGGCATTGAGCTAGAGCCGAAATACTTCGACATTGCCTGTAGGCGCATTGATCAGGCATACAAGCAGCCGCGTCTGTTCGCGGAACCGGTTGCGAAAGTGAAGCAGGAGAGCATGCTATGACCGTTCAATTCGTTCCCATGTACGACGATCTCGACATGGCGTGGCTGTACTACGCTCAAGGCTGGCTGAAGATCGTGCAACTGTGGGGGAATCATGGCCACTGGTCATGGCTGGCTGTGAGGTTAGCATGATCCGCGAACACGCGAAAATCGAATATGAAGCCGTCTGCGATAAATGCGGCACCGGCCTGTCGACGGTGGCGCTCAATAAGGCGGCTCTCAGCCGGTTCGCTGCGGCCGCGCGCTGGCTGGAGCCGGAACCCGGCGTATTTACGTGCCGGCGGTGTCAGGTGCTGGAGCAGCCGGGAACCCCATAACTTACGCAATTGACACACGGGCATAACGGATTTACTATCTCCGTTTATGAACGCAGGGCGCCGCGCGGAACGGATCGTTGACGACGGCCCGACAGAAATCGACCTGTCGGATGATCCTGCTGTTCTCGATTTCACAGCCGATATCGACGGCGCGACAGTCAGCGACACGCCAGACGGCGGCGCGGTCATCGATTTCTCCAGCCGGTTAATCACCGACAGCGACCCATCCCGCGACCACGGCGCCAATCTGGCCGAGCACATGGCGGAACGCGACCTCAATTCCGTGGCCGAACGGCTGGTCGAGGCGGTCGGCGAGGACAAAAACAGCCGGCAGGACTGGGAAGGCCAACTCGCGGAAGGCATGAAACTGCTGGGGCTCAAGATCGAGGACCGGCAGTTTCCGTTCAAGGGCGCCTCCGGGGCCGTCGACCCACTGCTGATGGAAGCCATCCTGCGCGGCACCGCCAACGCCAATGCCGAGCTCATCCCGCCATCCGGGCCCGTCAAAACCCAACTCATAGGGTATTCGGATACCGCACGCGAGGACAAGGCCCGGCGCGTCAAGGATTGGATGAACCTCTACCTCACCAAGCTGGCGCCGGAATATTATCCTGACTATGCGCAGATGCTGTTCTGGTGGTATTTTGCGGGCAGCACGTTCAAGAAGGTCTACCAGCACCCGATCCTGAGACGTCCGGTCAGCCCGTTCATCCGCGCCGATCAATTCGTCGTCTCCTACGACACCAAATCCCTTTACGACTGCCCGCGCATGACGCAGATCAGCACGATGTCGCGCCGGCAGGTCCGCGGCCTGCAACTCAGCGGGTTCTGGCGGGATATCGAACTCATCGACAGCGGGCCGGACGTCCAGCAATCCGTGCTTGAGGCCGCGATCGATCAGGCATCAGGCCAGTACAACCCGAATAACCAGTCGCTTTACAACGGCGACGAAGATTTCACGTTCTACGAATCGCATGTCGACCTGGACCTGAAGGGTTACGAGCACCGCATCGAAGGCGCGCATGTGCCGTCCGGCCTGCCGCTCCCCTACCGGATCACCATGGACCCGGAAACCAACAAGATCCTCGCCATCTACCGGAACTGGAAACAGGGCGATCCTGCGTTCCAGAAAAAGCAGCAATTCGTCCATTACAAGCTGCTGCAGGGTCCCGGTTTCTACGGCCTTGGCATGTGCCACGTGCTCGGAAATTCGACGAAAACGGCAACATCACTGACCCGTCAGATCATTGACGCGAATACCCTCAATATGTTCCCGGGCGGCCTGAAGCAGAAGGGCCTGCGGATGGAGGAAAACAGCCTGATGATCGGGCCGTGCCAGTTCGTCGAGATCGACACGGCCGGCATGCCGATCAACCAGGCGTTCATGGCGATGCCGTACAAGGAAGTCTCGCCGGTTTCGCTGGCGACGCTCCAGCATACGCAGGAAAACGGCCGCCGCCTATCCGGCGCCACCGAAATCGCGGTCGGCGACGGCAGGCAGGACGCGCCGGTCGGCACCACGCTGGCGCTGCTGGAAGCCGCGAACAAGATCGAAACCCAGATGATCAAGTTCGGTCATCAGGCGCTCAAGGAAGAACTGGCGCTGCTGAAAGCCGAATTCGGCGCGAATCTGCCGGAGGAACCCTATCCGTTCCCGGTCCGCGGCGGCATGTCGACGATCATGCGCGGGGATTTCAGCGACGAAATCGACGTCATCCCGGTATCCGATCCAAACATCACGTCGTCGTCGCAGCGGATGGTCACGGCACAGGCCAAGCTCACGATGGGCCTGCAGGCGCCCCCGGGCTCGCACAACATCCCGCTGCTTTACCGGCAGGTCTATGAAGCCATGGGCATGCCGGACGACCAGATCAACGCCATCATGCCGCCCCCGCAGCAGGCGCAGCCGCTGGACCCGTTGACCGAGAATATGAACGCCATGCAGAACCAGCCGTTGAAGGCCGGGCTGGCGCAGGATCACCAAGCCCATATCGAGGTCCACAAACTGATCGGCGACATGCCGGCCATGCAGGCGCATATCGCGGAACATCTGGCGCTGAAGATGCGCGTCGACGTCGAGCGCGTGCTGGGCACCCAGTTGCCACCGCCGGGCGCGCAGTTGCCGCCGGAAGTCGAGAACCAGATTGCCGTCATGGTCGCGCAGGCCGTCAAGATGCTGGAAGCCGAACGCGGCGGACCCGAGCCGACGGCCGCGCAGATCGCGATGCAGGATCTGCAGAACAAGGCCAAAAAGGTGGACGGCGAAATCGCGGTCGGCATGGCCAAGGTCGATGTTTCGCGCGAGAAGATCGCCGTCGATGCGCATACCGATGCGCTGGACCGTGAATCCAAGGAAGAGATTGAACTCATTCGGGCGGCCGCCAATATCGCTGACAACCAGAATCCGGATGTCGGGTATGTCCGGGATGTCGTTAACGAAGGCCGGAAACAGACCGGCGTTTAAAGGAGAGTGTCATGGCTATGAAGGATCTTGGTGCCGGCCAGCGCGCGAGTGCGCGGGCCCTCATGCCGGAAGTGGCGCAGATTGTGAAGCCGACCGCGCCCGCGATGGGCCCGCGATCGATGGTCACGGCACCCGGCACGGTGCGGAATTATGCGAAGGGCGGGGCTGTTCATTCGGACGTCAAGCAGGACAAGGCGATGGTTCGTGGCATGGTGAAGCCGTCGGCGCTGAAAAAGGCCGGTGGTGGCGCGGTCGCGCGTGCGAACGCTCCGCGTGGCTCGGATGCCGGGACTGCGGTGCTGCATAAGGCCGGCGGCGGCGCTGTCGCCCGCGCCAATGCGGCGCCTGGCAGTTCGGCGGGGACATCTGTGATGCATAAGAAATCTGGCGGCAAGTGCATGGCTGCCGGCGGCACCAGCGGTCTCGGGAGGGGTAAGGCAGCCGGCGCACCGAAGCCGGCACCGCGCACCCCCAGTGCCGGGATGAAGCCTGCGTCGTTGAAAATGGCTGCGGGTGGCGTGGCCAAGCAGAGAAAATCTGTGTCAAATTCACAGGGAAAGCCCAATCCGTTGCCGAAGCCGCCGACGATCCCAAAGAATATGACGCCGCCGCGTAAACGGAGGTAGGGGATGGCGATCCGCGAAGAAGGCGCTGAATTTTCGCCGCCCTCCAAAGAAGCGGTTGCTGGTCGTATCGGCTGGGGCGCTGACAAAATGGCCGAATTTCTGTCAATCTACCGTCAGAAGGACGGGCTAAGTCAGTCTGCGACGGAAGGCGGCACGCCGTATCTGTATGCGGCGTCGATTGGCTTCGACGAAGCGTCACTGTGGTCGGAACTGGCCTGCGATATTCAGCGGTCTATTGAAAACTCGGGCACTAAAAAGCCGGTCATTGTCTGGCGTGAGCGCCCGCAGGCTTCGGCGCATATGTCTGAGCGTCATCGTTCTGGCGCATGCAAAAAAGTGTGGGCGCGGTTTGCTGTCGAGGAAGATGGAGGCGGCAATCCCGAGCAAATCTAAGGCGCAGGCGCGCACGATGGCAGCGGCGGCCCATTCACCGAAGTGGGCAAAACGGCTGGGAATCCCGCCCAAGGTTGCCAAAGAGTTCAATCGCGCGGACGCCAAAACTGGGATTTTGAAGGGTAAGAAGAAATGACAGAACCCTACGGTGACGGCGCGGTCGATATCGGCATTTCCAAGCACGCGCGGGTATCGATGGCGTCCTATGTCGAGGCAACGCCGAAGGAACATCTGGGCTTGCTGATTGCGCTGGCCGAGCGCAAATTGCGCGGGGGTTCACGGTCAATGGAGGAAATTCTCAAGGAGGGTAAATGAGCGCGGAGGAAATGCGCCGCCGGACGGTCAGCCGTCTGGAGACGCACAGGGACAGGGAAATGGATAAGCTGCGCCGGTTGCGCCATGGCCCCGGCCAGGTCGTGCAGGGCGAGAAAGGCATGACGGCCGTGCCGCCGGTGACGATCGAATATATCGGCGTCACGCATTGCGAGATCGTGGCTTCGGTGGAGGCCATCGAGCGCGCGATCGAAATCATTAACGACACGTACAGGGTGCTCACGTCGCCGGCTGCTATGCCGGAGGAAGAGCAGGAACCGCAACAGCAAGAGAGGATATATTGATGGGGGTAAATACGAACGGGGCGGCGTCGCTGCCAAACGGGCCGGCAATGCCATTGAGCTATATCGAGCCGGATGAAGAGATCGAGGCGCAGACGCTGATCGACGAGCAGATTCGCGAGATTACCGGCGACGTGCTGCACTTGCGGCCGTGCGGCTACCAGATCGCGGTCAAAATTTACGTGCGGCCGGAGGAATACAAGACGATCAAACGCGACGACGGCACGGAAGCAACGATTTACCTGCCGGATCAAGCGGCTGCGCGCGACCGCTACACGTCGGTGGCGGCGCTGGTGGTGGCGGTCGGGCCGGATGCCTACAAGGGCACGCACGCCGACGGCACGCCCCGCTACGTCAGCCCGTGGTGCAAGGTCGGCGATTGGGTGGTGATCCCGCGCTATGAGTGCTTCCAGATCACGTACCGGGAATCGGTCGCGGTCGGCATCATCGCGGACGACAAGATCATGGCCGTCATCAAGGATCCGAATGACGTGATGGCTGCCAATGTGACGGACAGGATGTGAGGTAGCAAATGAATATCATGGACGGCGAGAAGGACACCACAATTGATGCCGGCGACGACGAGAACCTGCCGGTAGAGGTCGAGCTTTCAGACGAGGACCTATCGACAGCGGATTCCGTTGCCGATGAGGACGCGACAGCCAAGGCCGAAGCCGCCAAAGCCACGGCAGCCGCAGCCGCTGCGACGGACAAGCAGAGAAACCGCGTCCCGGCGAACAAGCGCATCAACACGCTGACCCGCGAACGACAGGAAGCGCTGGAATACGCGCAGAAGCTGGAAGCCGAGCGCGACGAATGGCGGCAGAAGGCGACACAGAACGAACAGCGTGCCAGCCAGTCCGATCGGGCGGCGTTCGTCAATTATGAGCGTGCCGTCGAGGTGAGCCTCAATGCCGCCAAGCGGGCGTATTCAGAAGCCGCGGCATCCGGCGACACGAACGCGATGACGGAAGCCAATCTTGAACTCAACAAATGGGCGACCGAAAAGAACGAGATCGATCGGTTCAAGGCCAAGCAGCCGAAACCGGAGGCCCAGCGGACCGAACAGCGCGGCGACCGCGTGCCGGAACAGCAGGAACGCCAGCAGCAACAGCAGCAACAGCAGCCGGCCATGGCGCCGGAGGCCCAGAAATGGGTTGCCGATACGACGTGGTTCAACCCGGAATCCGACGACTATGACCCGCTGCTGCACAAGGTCGCCGTCAGCTACGCCAATGTGATCGAGGCGGAATATATCGAGGCCGGCCGGGGCGACGAAATCGGCCGATCGGCGGAGTATTTCAAGGAAATCGAGGATTTCGTCCAATCGAAATACCCGGATCGGTTTGCCAACATCGTCGATCTGGAAAAACCCAACGACACCAAAATTCCAGCCATGAACGGCGGCCGACCGGATACGGCGCCGGCGACCCGGGCGAGCAATGGCGGCCTGTCGAACACGCCCAGCACGAAGGTCAGCCTGAGTGCCGACGAGAAGGACATGGTGCGCCGCTACATGACGCAGGGTCTGATCAAGGATCCAAAGACCGGCAAGCCCGTGAAGGATTTCGGCGAGGCCATGAAATCCTACGCGATCACCAAATGGAAAACCGAACAGTCCGACCGAGCTCGGCAGTAAGAAAGGACAACCACAATGCCACGTCAATCACGCCAGGCCCAGTCGCGCGGCGCGGAAACCCGTCGGGCGAACCACCGCGAAAGCCTGCAGAGCGTCTTTCAGAGCACCCTGCACATCCCGCAGCACGTCATTCCCAACGGCATGACCTATGCGTGGGTGCGTTCGGCATCCATGAACCAGCCGGACAACACGCACATTTCCAAGAAAATCCGCGCCGGCTGGTCGCCGGTCCCGCGCGATCGCCATCCCGATATGTTCCCGATGATCAACATTTCCGGCGTGATGCAGTCCAACGAAAGCATCATCGCGGAAGGCGGACTGATCCTCTGCGAAATGCCGACCAAGGATTTCCGGCGCCGCCGCGAGGAACTTGAATCCGAAAACCGGGTCGTCATGGAAGGCATCGCATGGCAGCAGGAAGGCCTGGGCGGCGCACCGACGTTCAACAATTCCGGCCGCGTCCAGTTCGAGCGCGTGACGGATAAACCGGAGTTCCAGGACTAACGAACGCTGTGCCGCGGTCCCTGTCCCCGCGGCGCTGGCGTCGGGGCCGTCGCTGCCCTAACCCTCCGGCGGCGGCCCCACCACTCTATAAAAAACCGCTTTACACGGTATAACGAATAGCGTAATCTACGCAGATAGGCCACCTGCAACAGGTGCCCTCGACGGCAACGTCGGACATGGTTTGGCTGGTTAACTTCCTCAGCCACGTCGCGCATAGCGCGGGAAATCGTCAGCGAACATCGCTTCACGAAAGGAAGTATAGCCATGTCCTATGGTACGAATCGCGGTAACGGCTGCAAGCCGATCCGCTACCTCAATGGCAGCCCATGGAACGGCGCGCAGAACGGATATCCGATCGCGTCCGCCTATGCCACGGCTGTCTATCAGTATGATCCGGTCATTTCCCTGGCCGACGGTACGATCGGCATCGGCGTCGCGGGCAGCCCCGTGCGCGGTGTGTTCACCGGCGTCCAGTTCACCGACACGACCGGCACCCTGCAGAATTTGCCGTACTGGCCCGCCGCACAGGCGACCTTCAGTTCGGCCAACGCGACCGCCTTCATCGAGGATGACCCCAACCTGGTCATGACGATGCAGGAAACCAACGGCTCCGGCGCTGCCGGCACGGCCCTGGCGCTCACGGATGTCGGCCTGAACATCAACTTCTATGTCCAGGCAGGCGCCGCGCCGAGCTACATCAGCGGCACCACCATCAACAATGCGTCCGAAGCTACCGACGCGACGCTGAACCTGAAAATCATGGGCCTCGATCCCACCCCTGGGAATGTGGTCGGCTCGTATGCCAACTGGCTGGTTACGTGGAACACCCACGAACTGAAGTCCGTCGGCACGACGGGCGTGTAAGGAGGACATGAATCATGGCCATTAACACTACTGCCATCCGGTCCCTCCTGCGCCCCGGCCTCGCGGCGGTTTTCGGTGATTACCGAGACTTCCCGGCGGAATGGACCGAAGCATTCGAGAAGCACACTTCCGACATGCAGCAGGAAATCGAGGTCGAAACCAAACTCTTAGGCTTGGCGCAGATCAAGGCTGAAGGCGCTTCCACCGTCTATGACGACATGGGGCAGCGTTCGATCACCAATTACCTGCACCGCTACGTCGCCATCGGGTTCATCATCACCCGCCAGGCGATCAAGGACAACCTCTACAAGTCGGCGTTCCCGCTGCAGGCGAAGGCCCTGAAGTCGTCCATGGCACAGACCAAGGAAGTCCTCGGCGCCTCGATCTTCAACAACGGGTTCTCGACCTCCTACCCGATCGGCGACGGCAAGCCGGTCTACTCGACGACCCATCCGATCGACAACGGCACGGTGGCCAACACCTTCACCGTCCAGGCGGATCTCAACGAGACGTCGCTCGAACAGGCCATCATCGGCATCGCCAACTTCAAGGACGCCGCCGGCCTCCGGAAGCAGTTCAAGGTCACGAAATTGCTGGTCCCCAACGGCCTGCAGTTCACCGCGGACCGCATCCTCGGCTCGGCGTATCGCACCAACACCGCCAACAACGACATCTCTGCCGTCTACAATATGGGCAGCGTGCCGGGCGGCTGGTCGCTCAACCACTACTTCACCGACACGAATGCGTGGTTCCTGCAGACCGATTGCGATGGCGCCTTCAAGCACTACGAACGTGAAGCCCTCGAAACCGATATGTACACCGATCCGGATACCCAGTCGGTGAAAGTGTCGGCGATTGAGCGTTATAGTTTCGGCGTGAGTAATTTTAGGGGATCTTTCGCGTCCTCTGGCGCCACGTAGTCTTTATATCTGTTGCTAAACGGTTTTCCTTCGGTTATGATGCTCTGGTTTAGGCATCTAACCGGAGGAAAAGATGGAAAATCAATGCGTTGTTGAAGGTTGTGAGAGAAATGCGTTTTCGGTTGGACTGTGCGTCAAGCACTATCACCAGAACCGCCGCAAGGGTGGCCAGTTTGGCTCTTCTCGCGATCACGATCCTTTTTGCAAAGTCGAGGGTTGCGGCAGGCATTACAAAGCTTTGGGGTATTGCCAGCGCCACTATCTCAACTACCGCCGCTGCGGGAACCCGCTGGGTACGACGCGGCGGAATGAACGCGGCGCCCACACGCGTCACCCGCTCTACCACACATGGGCAAACATGCGACGCCGGTGCGAAGATCCGCACGAATATAGCTACAAGAATTATGGCGGCCGCGGCATCACGGTATGCGAACGCTGGAAAGACTTTTGGAATTTCGCGGACGATATGGGCCAGAAGCCGTCAAGGCTTCACTCTATCGACCGCATCGACGTAAACGGAAACTATGAGTCCGGCAACTGCCGGTGGGCGACGATAAAGGAGCAGTCCGAGAACAAGCGCAATACGCGACTCCGTGATGCCGATCGTGAGTTGATCACGAAATTGGTTAAGCAAGGGTGGACGCGGACGCTGATTTCGGAACGCCACGGGCTGGATCTTAAGGCGGTCCAGAATTTTGCGAAGGGCATCACCTATCAGCCTGACGCAAATGATTACGACGCGGTGCCGGCGCCAGTTGCCGACGAGGCGGAATTGAAGTTCAAGCCGGTCACGGCGTCGATATGCGAAGTCGATGGTTGCGATCGGATCGTGCAGACGGAAGGCTTGTGTCGGTTTCACTGGCGCCGGAAACACGAGAGTAAGACGCTGGCGCAGGTAGTTGATAAATTTGCGACACGTCAATGCAAGGGTTGCGGATGCGATTTGCCGGATCATGCTAGGCCCGACTTGTTGTTCTGTACGCTGACTTGCAAGATGAAGTTTTACCGGCGCGAAGGCTGTTATGCACCGGATAAGTTGCTGGAGAGCCGGGGCAAATGCACGGTTGAAGGCTGCGAAAAACCACAGCACGGCAAGCAGGTTTGCCGGGCGCACTATATGAAGAAGTGGCATGCCGATAAGGCGGCCGCAAAGCCAGGGTAAGGAGATCACAATGCCTTTCACTAACTTCGGCAACGGCGTTACCAGCTTCGGCATTCCGCTTGTTCCAGGCGTCCCGCTGCCGTTCACCGGTAACTACTACTGGGTCCAACAGCCCAGCGGCACGACCACGCAGGCAAGCCCGGGCGGTTCCGGCACGCTGGAAAGTCCGTTCACGGACATCAACACGGCGCTCGATGCCTGCACGGCCAACAACAACGACGTCATTCTGTTCAAGGGGACGATCTACATCGATGAGGCGATCGTCTGGGATAAGGCCCAGACGCACCTGATCGGCGTCAGTAATCCCTTGATGCGCGGCAAGCGCAGCCGGATTTCCATGGCGTCGGATGCGACGGTATTCAGCCCGTTCATTTCGGTGACGGCGGCCGGCTGCATGTTCATGAACATCGGCACGTTCTACGGTTTTGCGGACAACAGCGCGCAGGTTCTGTGGTCGGATACCGGCGGCCGCAACGGGTATTTCGGTTGCGAGTTCATGGGCTTCGGTGCCGATCTCGCGGCTGCCCATACCGGCAGCCGGGATTTCGTTCTCAGCGGCGATACCGGCGAATGCACGTTCGATAGCTGCGTGTTCGGCGTCGATACCGTCGCCCGCACGGCCGCGAACTACACGCTGGAAATCACCGGCGGCAGCCCGCGCAATCACTTCAACAACTGCGTGTTCGAATCCTACCTGACCGGCTCGGGCTCGAATGCGGCGCATATCCTGATCGGCGCCGGCGGCATCGACCGGTACGCGCGGTTCATGAATTGCAGCTTCCTGGCGTCCACCAGTTCGGGCGGCTCGTCGGCAATGACGCAGGCGGCGAATGTCAACGCGGCCCCCGGCGGATTGCTGCAAATGGTTAACTGCTGGTTCACGGGCGTCACCAATGTCGAGACGACTGCCAGTGGCGACGTCTACATGGCGATGACCGCCCCGGCAGCCAGCGATAGCGGCCTGACCGTCGTCAACGCTCCGGCGTAACAGAAGGATCGGCACGGCGGCACACACGGGTTCTGGCCGTGCCATAATAGGAGTACGGCATGGCCAGACCGATTCAAATCACCTTTCCTGCGGCCGACGCCGACGGTATCTGCCTTGCGCAGACCACCGCCGGCGCGACGCCGCTCATCATCAACGGGGCGCTCAAGGATCTGCCTGCGACCATGCAGCAGGTCACGCGCGCCGTCATGGGCGCCGGGATTGAGCGGCCAGTAACGCTTACAGTGGCAGCAGCCAATCTCAGCGGCATTGATTTCACGATCGTCGGAACCGATGTTGAGGGCGCCGACGTCTCGGAAGTCCTGGCTGGCCCAAGCAGCAATACCGTCTCCACCACCGCGCTCTATAATACGGTCACGTCGATCACGCCGGATGGCGCGGTCGGCACAGCCGTTTCGGCAGGCTCCGGCACGACCGGCAATACTGCGTGGGTGATGTCGAACGTCAATATCTCGCCAGCCAATCTCAGCGTGTCTGTGGCGGTCACGACAACGGCTAACGTCACCGTTCAGGACACGCCGGCAGACGTGCAGGCCGGCGCGCCGACGTCTGCGGAGATATTCAATCACCCGACGCTGGCGGCCTTGACAGGAAGCGCCGAAGGAAACTATGCCTATCCAGCCCGGTATGTTCGCGCTGTGATGAACAGTTCGTCGGGTAGCGGCGCGTTCACCCTCACGGTCATTCAAGCGGGGATTGCCTGATGTCACTATCCAACACAGAGGCGGTCATGGGGACGGATATCGGTATCCTGAAGCTGCTGGCGGATCCAGGCGAGCTCGGGCGCAGGCTGGCGGAATACGAGCGCGCCAAGGCAGCCGCCGACGCCGCCGTGGCACTGGTAGGGCAGGCGCAGGAAATTCCCAAGCTGCTGGCAGATGCCGAAGCCGCGGAACTGGAAGCAGCGGCCGCACTGGCTGCCGCGCAGGCACGTGCCGAGCAGATCGTGGTAGACGCACGAGCGCAGGCGCAGGGAATTGTTGCAGCTGCGAACGCCGAGATATCGAAGGCCAAGGCGCAGGCTGAGGAAAGCCGGCTGGCTGCCGAGCGTGATGCGGCGGAAGCAGCCCGGTTGCGGGCTGCGGTGGCGGCCGAAGCTGATGCGGCGCGCGACGCCATGAAAGACAGTCAGGAAGATCTGGCGGCCAAGCATGCTGCGGTCGATGCGGTGGCGGAAGCGGCGGAAAACCAGCATGACGCCGCGCAGGCGGAACTGAAACGACTCAAGGATATCGCCGAACGGCTGCGGGCCGTCGCAAGCGAGGTCTAATGAGCCTGTCCCCGTGGCCGGGACTGGTAGAACTCGGGCCGCCGGTCATCCAGGCGGATGGCGTACCCGTGGGCCAACAGCCGAACATCAATATCATCGGAAGCTCGTCGGTCACGAATGATCCGGCGAACCAGCGCGTCGACGTCGAGGTCGGCGGTGGCGGGGGTGGCCCGACGGGTCCGACGGGGCCGACGGGTCCTACGGGGGCAGCAGGCGCGACGGGCCCGACCGGACCGACGGGGCCAACGGGGGCTGCGAGCACGGTCACTGGACCGACGGGACCGACGGGACCGACGGGACCTGCCGGCACCCCGGCCGGTTCCGATACCCAGATCCAGTATAATAACGCCGGGGCGTTTGGGGCGAGTGGTGATTTTCGATACGGAACCCAAAGTTCACTTACTGGACCCATCGTTGGCTCGCCAGGAAATAATACTCCTATTATGGCATCGAATGGAGATTCCGGGAACTTAAACGGCACAAATTTCACGCTGCTGGCTGGACAACCTTTTGACAACAGCACCGACCCTGCGAACGGCGGTGGCTTCAACAATACGGCCCAAGATGGCATCCACGGGGGAAGTGGTGGCCCTTTAGAGCTTTCGTCTGGCGGTTCCGATTCTGGTGATGCCGGTACGCTAACTATATATGGTGGCTACAGCGAAAGTGCGCATGGTGCTCACGTTGAAATATACGGTGGTGGCACTGATACAGGAACTTCGGGCGATATTTCACTAATTGGGTACACGCCAGACACAAGCGGCAACGGCAGCAATATTAACATCACAATCGGACAGGCAGGGGGAGGCGGTGGCAGTAACGGCAATTTGATCATCACCAACCTCCCCACCTCCGATCCCGGCATTCCCGGCGCCGTCTACCAGTCATCCGGCGTTTTGATGGTGTCGCTATGACAGACGTGATGACATTGGTCGGTGCACCTGGGGCGAGATCCATTGTGCCCGTGGATTCCACGACGATCATCGGCGCGACTGGTCCTACCGGCCCAGCGGGACCCACTGGCCCGACGGGGCCCGCTGGCGCAGCGTCGAATGTCACCGGACCGACCGGACCAACGGGTCCATCCGTCAACTTGACCGGCCCCATCACATCGGTGGGTGCTGCAACGGCGGTTGCTGCGCAGACCGGCACCGGTTCGACGTTCGTCATGAACAGCGGCCCGACCTTCGCGGCTGGCACGGCGTCGGCAGGCACATGGCCGAAACTGACGGCTGGAACGCTGCTGACCACGGCAGAGGCCGGCGCGCTGGAGTTGGACGCGAATGCACTATACGGCACCACGGATGCGGGCAACCGCGGCGTAATTCCCGTGAGCAACCTGATCCGTGCAGACGCCACCAGGACGTTCAACAGCGACACCGCCCAGCAGGCAATTTTCAAATCACCCGCTGCCGGAGCACTGACGCTCGAAACGGGCTGCTATCTGTTCGAGGGACTGATCGCCATGACCAGCATGTCGGGCACCTCCGGCAATGGCAAGTTCAGCCTGCTGGGCGCCGGAACGGCAACGCTTGCGGCTATTCTGTGGCAGGCGCATGGCAATGACCTGGCGGCAGAAGCGACGGGCGCGGCGACGGGCGGCAGTTGGCACGTCATCGCCACGCAAACGGCAACCAACGTCATAACGGCCGCCGCCAATACAGCGATGTGTTTCACGGTCAAGGGGACATTTGAGGTTTCCGTGGCCGGTACCATCATCCCATCATTCGCGCAGACGACGGCGGCGGCGGCAGTTATTTCGGTAGGCTCGTATTTCAGTTGCAATCGCATCGGCAGTACGTCCCTGACGTCTATCGGACAGTGGAGTTAGCATGCCCGGCACAACCACATCAGGCGCCTATAACTTCGGGATCACGACGGACACCGATTCCGTTATCCAGGAAGCATTCGACCGTTGCGGCAAGGAACCGTCGCAGGTCAGCGCGTATGAGATTCAGTCGGCGATCCGGTCCCTGAATTTCATGGCCGCCGATTGGTCGAACCGTCAGCTTAATCTGTGGACGGTCGACCTGCAGGTGCTGCCTCTGGAAATCGACCGCAAGATGTACACGCTGCCGAACGACACGGTATCGATGCTGCAGACGGCGGTGCGCATCCCGCAGAACGAAGTCGACACGGATATCATCATCACGGCACTCGGTCGCGGCGACTATCTGGCGCTCCCGAACAAGGCTCAATCGTCACAGCGGCCGACGCAGTATTATTTCCAGCGGACCATGCCGCCATTGCTGTACGTCTGGCCCGTGCCGGATAACGCCGATTGCAAGCTGATCTATTACCGCATCCGGGCGATGCAGGATTGGGTCGGCATGAACGGCACGCAGGACACGCCGCCGCGGTTCATGGAAGCCATTGCTGCCGATCTGGCATATCGGCTGTCGGTGAAGGGTGCCGGTGGCGATACCGCCGCGCTGAAGATGGAAGCCGACGTCACGTTCGCGCGGGCAGCCGCGGAAGATCGCGAGCGCGTGCCGACGTCGATCGTGCCGGATATGGTCGGCAGCGGCGGCAGCGGATGGGGGTGGGGATGAATATAGCGCAGCAGTATAAGAACGTCGCGTATCTGGTCACCAATAAGGTGAACGGAAAGCAGTACGTTGGGATCACTACTCGGGGAATTCGAGATCGGTGGAAGGGGCATTGCCAACCGAAAAATACCCGCAGATGGCAAAGCGCGCTGCACAACGCAATCATGGCATACGGCAAGGAGCAATTTGAAATCCGGATTATCTTGGTTGGGAATGACGCCAAGTACCTAATTCATATGGAGCCGAAGCTTATCGCGGCCTATGGAACGCGCGCGCCGAACGGCTACAATTTGACGGACGGAGGAGAGGGTGTAGCAGGGTGCGAGTTTACGCCGGAAGCAAAGGCTTTCAGGTCAAAGCAAGCGTCCCGCGCCAATGCAAATCTAAATTTTAGACTTGCACAAAGAGCGGGCGTTATCGCCATGCACGCCGATCCCGACAGAAAGGAGGCGTGGCGATTGAAGGCGGTCGCTGGAATGCGGACCGAAGAGAGCCGTCGCAAACGATCGGAAGCATCCAAGATACGGATGGCGGACCCGGAGCACAGGAAAAGGATTGAGGCATCAAGAGTTGTTACTATGGCAAAAAAAAGAATGCTGAATAACAAGCGGCCGTTTGATGCCATGGCAATCATAGGCCTCATGGGAATGGGTGTCTGATGTACCAGAAGCACGCAGTAAACAGAAAGCGCAGGAAGAGAATCATCTATGATTGGAACAATCCAGTGCCCGTAGCCGCCTGCGATCTGTGTTCCCAGACGACTCCTCACGATGACCTGCGCAAACACATGCAGTATCGCGGCGGTGTGACGCCTGTCTGGGATGGGTTTCTGGTATGCGCTGCCTGTGATGATATTCCTAACGTGCAATTGGCCAGACAAGTTTTGCAACCCGACCCGCTGCCCGTCCGTAACCCGCGCCCGATTCAGTTCGGCGATGCGGAGTTCCTGTCGACCAGCGAGGACGAAATCATTGTGACCGATGACGCAGATGGTATCGAGGTGACGTAATGGCGTATCCGAGCCTCATAGAAATCACGTCGCTGCCGGCCGCCAGCGTGCCGTTGACCGGCAATGAAGCCGTGCCGATGCAGCAGCTCGGCGTGACCGTGCAGGCGGCTGTGTCGTCGATCGCGCTGCTGGGGCCGACCGGGCCGACTGGTGCCACGGGCGATGCCGGCGGTACGGGTGCCACGGGGCCGACCGGGCCGACAGGGCCGCAGGGGGCCGTTGGGTCGGCTGGGTCGCAGGGGCCGATTGGGCCGACGGGTGCCACGGGGCCGACGGGCCCGACTGGTGCTGCGTCGAGCGTTGAGGGACCGACGGGACCAACTGGCGCGACTGGGCCTACCGGCGCGGCGTCTACGGTCACTGGCCCGACTGGCCCGACTGGCGCGACAGGACCATCAGTAACAGGACCAACTGGTCCCACAGGAGCGACGGGTACAGCGGGAACCGCCACGCCGTCGGATTTCCAGCCGGCGATTGTGACGAACTATTTCTATACGTCGCCGCTGGCGAGCAGCATTTCCAGCGGCACGCTTACCAGCGACACACTGACAGCATTTCCGGTTTGGTTTTCGGAAACCGTGACGTGGACGCGGATAGGTTTTTCCCTGACTGTCGCATCTGGGTCCGCAGTCGAGCAGATAAGGCTCGGCATTTATGGCAGCACGGCATCCAATCTTCCAGGAACACTGATTGTGGATAGCGGCGAGATTAGCCTGAACGCCGCTCCCGGCAATGTAGAAGCAACCATCAGTCAATCTCTGACGGCTAACACGCTGTATTGGTTTGCCGCGCTTACAAACGATCCAGGAACGCTAACTGAAGCCACAACATTCGCCGGGGATGCGGTGTCGGCAGCCATAGGTTTTTGGGTTGCTGGCGTAGACTCGACAGAGCGATATGGCAATGGTCGGCCCGGCGTATCGGTGTCTCAGGCGTATGGCGCTCTGCCTGCATCTTTTGGAACTCCGGATACATACTTTGGGATAGCCAACAACGCCGTTCTAACGTGGCTTCGCAAAGTCTAAAGGAAAGGCACCAGTCATGTCCGACCTAAACGACAGAGTCAATCAACTAGCCGACTATAGTTGGCTGAAGCTGATCGCGCGCATATCGCTGCCGGTCATTGCTTTCGTGGGACTTTCAGCCTGGAACGACCTGAAGGACCAGGGGAACAAGATAACGCTGGTACTGCAGAACCAGGCAGTGGCGGAAGAGAAGATCAACGGTGCCCTGCGGCGGTTGGATAACCTTGAGGATTGGCAGCGCAAGACCACCTATCAGAATAGGAATAATTGATGCCGACCGCGATGACATTCACGAATTTGCAGACGACCCTGCGCCGGTATATCGAGCGCGGCAACGCTGCCGATACGTCTGTCTATGAGCAACTGCCGGAACTCATCAATCTGGCGGAACGCCGCTGTGCGCAGGAACTGAAGATCGAGGGTTTTATCGTCGCGGTCGAAAGCGCGTTTCAGGCCAATCTGGCTGTCTATCCGAAGCCCAATCGCTGGCGCCAGACGATCAGCATGAACGTCGGTTCCGGCGACGATACCGTGGCGTCCGTGACGGTGACGGCCGGCGGCACGCTTTATCTGGCACCCCCGACGGTCAGTTTCACGGGCGGTGCCGGCACGGGTGCGGCGGCGACGGCTGTCATCCAGAACGGCATTGTGATCGCGGTGCAGGTCACGGATGGCGGCTCCGGCTATACCAGCGAGCCGACCGTGGCGTTCAGCGGCGGCGACGGCAGTGGCGCCACGGCGACGGCTGTGCGCGGCACGGCCGATAATATCCGCAATCCGATTCTGCCGCGATCCTATGAATATATCCGGTCGTACTGGCCGGATCAGACGCAGACGGCGATGCCTGTCTATTACGCGGATTACAACTATCAGAATTTCATCGTGGCGCCGACGCCGGATCGGGCGATGCCGTTTGAGATGCTGTATTGGGAACTGCCGGCGCTGCTGGACGATGTGACGCAGACCAATTGGCTGACGCAGTACGCGCCCAACCTGTTGCTCTATGCCTGTCTGCTGGAAACCGCGCCGTTCCTGAAAAACGACGAGCGCATTCCGACGTGGCAGCAATTCTATGACCGCGCGGCACAGGCCATCTCCGGCGAGGATCTGCGGAAAATCCTCGATCGGGCGCAGAAACGGGAGAACGCCTGATGACCAGTTATACCAATATCTTCGGCGGCCAGACGATCTTCCCGGCCATGCTCAACCTGCGGCAGATCGCGCTGTCGGCAAATCTCGTGCTGGAGTGGCCGACCGAAACGGCGTCTACGTCTGAAGTCGTCGCGTATATCATGCAGGTCACGCCGGCAGCCGGGTCGCTGGAAATCGCCATGCCGCCGGCCGACGAAACCTCGAACGGCATGTCCGTCCTGTTCACCAATGAGGGCGCGTCGACCTATACCGTGACTGATACCGGGGGCAACTCCATCCTGACCATCGCGGCCGGCGAAACATGGGACCTGTGGATCGTCAGCAATGCGACGGCGAACGGCACATGGAATTCCGCCCAGCGCGGCGCCACGACCGGATCGGTGAACGTGGCTGCCTTGGCCGGTAAGGGATTGAAGGCCATCACGACCACGCTGAACCAGGACTATCCGATGTCCTCGATCAGCACCAATTACGCAGCCAGCACAGCCGACCGGGCGAAATTCTTCGTCTGGACATCCGGCGCCGGCACATTCGATTTGGACGACCCGTCAACTGTCGGGGATGGCTGGTTCTGCTCGGTCCGTAACGGCGGCGACGGCGCGCTGACGGTTACGCCGGCATCCG